CAACCAGCACCAACTTCATAAGCTCTTACCTCTACATACCATTTACCACTTGTAGGTATTTTTTGCGTAGAAGTATGAAAAGTATAATTACCAGTTGTTCCATTTGTAGTTACATCTAGATTACCATCCTTAAATGTTCCTGCAAAATAATAATTATCTAATGGATTTGCTGTACAGAAATTATTTGTGGGCGAGTCAAGAACTTGGTCATGTGCTCCAAGTCCACTTGTACTGAAATCATTACCATTTCCTGATTCATCATCTCCTAAATCTGAAGCATCCCTACCATCAATATAATAACCATTATTTCCAAATGTCAGACCACTTATATCTTTAGGAATCCAAATTCCAACATCTTCTTTAAATTCTCCAAAATAACTAGGGTCTAATGCTTGTCCATCTATGAGTGCAGTTTCTGCAAGATAGCCTTCAGCATTATTACCTGCATAAACTGAGGCACCTATTCTATGGGCAACTGCTGTATTAATTCTTGATGCAGCTCCACTACTTGGAGCTGTATAATTAGAAAAAGTTGTTAATCTTGTACCATTTATATATGCTTTTATTCTTTCTGATGATACTGTATTATCACTATCAAAGACACATACAACATGCGTCCAAGCACTTGGGTCACGATACTCTGCTTCACTTTCTAATCGCCAAATATAGGATGAAGAAGTTCTACTCCAAAAATAAAGTTTTGAGTAACCAGAATATCCAGAACCAATTGATATAAGGTCTTCATTACCAGCACTACCTCCAGCTTCAAGTAATCTAACACCTCCAGTGGCACCATCTGTTTTACCATGAAGTTTCACCCAAGCAGATAATGTCCATTTTTTTGCATCAGTTGGTGTGCCAAAAGTTCGTGCCATGTAAGGAGAATCATCATCATTAAATCTAATTGACTGGTTTATTGCATGTACGGTTGTACCTGATCCAGCTGCACCTGAAAGAACATTATTTTGAAATACCATTTATACCTCTTGTATTATTTAACATCTAGTGATGCCGCCATATGCACACTAGAACTTGATAACACAACGTAGTCAATACGGTCGACGGCAGAAGCTGTCGTTGTCAATGTCGGAGCCGTGCCCCCAACAAACTTGTAAGCACTATTAAATGATAACGTCCTTGATCCAGTACCGTCCTGACGAACAAAGAGACTCCCGGTTTGTCCTGATTGAACATTGGTAGGAGCACCTAAGTTTCTGTTACCACCTAATCTAACATCAAAGTTTTGACCACTGTTGAAGTTTACTGAGATCGTTGATGCATCAGTTAATGAAACAATATCAGCAACGGCTGACTTTGTAATTCTAAGTTGTTTACCCAGTGAATCAACAGCACTAACCGATATAGCTGTTGTTGCAAATAGTTTAGTTGTATCAGTAATTGAACTACTAATACTTGTTGTGATAACTCTTGTTGAATCTACAGCTGTAGCTGATACCGTACCACCTACCGTGATAGGACCAACAGCACCACCTTCTGTAGATAATGCACTGACACCTACAGGGTCAACGGAGTTATGAACATTTACACCGTCACAATAAATAAACTTTGAACCACCACGAGGAGCAATAACATTCGTTGTTGTTGCGGCTGTTTTTAATTTAACGGTATATGTACCACCGGTTGTTTGGTTATCAACAACATATAGTTTTTCAACACTAGGGATTACAATCGTAGAGTTTGACCCTAATGTTCCTTCAATTCTTAATACAGCATTACGAGACTGGTCGGCTGCACCGTTAGTCGCAGTTAATGATGTTGTGGCTCCTGTTGTACTGACAACGACTACACCACCAACGGCTTCGTCAACCATGTCAATAACTTGTTGATTAAGACGATCACCCCAGGTGTTTGCATTTTCACCATCAGCTTGTTTCTCTAATCTGAGTCTAGTTGTATACGTACTGGGCATAATTAATTACTTCCTTTTACTAATGTATTATCGCCTCCAGCTGGTGAGGCATTGTTTCTCATATCATCTTGTCTTGTTCTTCTAGCTTCATTCAATAAGTCAGTAAAGGCTCGTTGATACTCTTGTTCCCAAACTTGAGCTGCCGAGTAGTTCTTCATGAACATACAAGCTTCCTTCATACTAGCATAAAACAATGCATTAGAACAATATTTGGTAAAGAAATTCTCTTGGTGCACTGAGGTTGCTGCTGTTGGTTGGACGATATAAGACATTTCACAATCATAGGCCGACACGGGTGTAGGAGCTATCAGTAAATTATCAAAGCCAAAGTTGGCATAATACCGAGGCACTCCTGTACTTGTACGTTGTGGCCAATAGTCATTTAAATATTCATCGGTCTTTTGTAATAAATTAATACGTGTACCATCAGACTTTAATATATTTAAATTTTTAATAATAAGTGTATTTAATGGTTTGGTAATAAACGGATCACCAACAACCATATTTGATGTTGCATATTGTACAACACCATATGAATCTATTTCTCTTGTTAATCGTGCTTCAGCTCTTTCTATAAAAGCTGGGATATCACCAACAAACTCTGTGCTGGTATCTTCACTTGTTGTTTTAATTCTGCTTACTAATTGGTTGAATGTTATACTCATATCTTCTTAGCCTTCCATATTTCAGAAGTGCCACCAAAAACTTTCGGTGTCCATATTCCTCTTATGTGTGTTCTAAATCTAGCACTAACTCCTGTTAATACCAAGTTACCATCACCGTTTATGTTTGGTGATATAACTCTTGTTCTAATCACTGGTTGGAAGTTTGCTTTACCTCCCATACCTGCATGTATACTACACTGATAGTATAATGTAGTCGGACCATCGTTCGCAACAAATATTTGTGTATAAGCTCCAGCATTCCCTGGAGTTCCTACCGTTTGTACATTAGTTGAAAAAAGTGTGCTTCTAGCTGCATCTAAATAAAATCGTAAGGGGTGACCACTATTAGAACTATCAGATTGATCAAAGGTATAAAGTGTACGACCTTTAACTAAATTTAAACCATATTGTTGTTTACCATCAATAAAGTATTTATTACTACCACCCACATTTACAACAGTAACTCTAAATGTTCGTGTATTATATATTACTGGGTTAGCCCCGGCTTGTGAACTTTCATTACCCGTATCAAACTCACCTGACACTCCAGTAGCCTCAACTTCAATACCTGCTTTAACAAATGGAGTTCCAAGACTAAATGTTCCAACAACTTGAGATGGAATAACTTTTGGACTACTTGTAATAGTTGAACTACGAAGTGTAGTTACTAATGCTACCCCTGTAACATTATGTGTTTTAATAACTTCAACAGTTGCCGATCGTAAACTAAATCCTATATTTGCTCTGGTAACAGATACACTCGCATTAGCTGCTGTAGCTACACTACGAAGAGATAAATTTATTCCTACGTTAGTTACAAAAGCCGTGCCTGGAATAGTTACTTCTACAGAACGAAGAGTAGTAGATAGTGAAACTCCTGTTACCGTAACCGATCGGTCTACAACACTTCGGTTCCATGCACCTGAGTTCCAAGTATTTCTACTGTATCCACTAGTAACCACAGACATAGACGATTAACCTCGACTATGAAAGTGTGATAATAGCAGTGGCGGCAGCAGCAGCTGGGAATGAAATTGTAAAAGTACCGTTAGTTGATACTTTATCAGACCCAAAGTCTAAAACAGCAATAGCTTTATTACTATTAGATGAATTATATATTAATGCTCCTCTAGCTGAGAATGTTGTACTTGTAAAAGATATATCAGCAAAATCAATAATTGCTGTTCCACCAGAAGCAGATGTACCACCGAGTGAAATAGTCACACCAGTTAGTGTGCCTCCACCAGGAGCATACCCACCACTTGATACAACTTCATTAGACGTTGAGTACGCAGCCGTACCCGCAGACAAAGAAGCCGCACTTGTGAATAAAGCTATCTTTAAGGTATCAGTTTTAATCTGATGCCCTTCTTGTAAAACTTCCGATTTAAAGGAATTACATACAGCTTGTGTAATGGCCATTTTTAGTTACCTCTCTTTGTAAATGTTGAATCATCAGGACTCCACCCAGCATCACCAGTTGTAGCTAGTACGACTTCTGGACGTGCATCCCTCAAGTTTTCATCGTCATTAATCCTTGGAGTTTTGTTCTGCGGGTGATCTAATATATTATATCGACCATCCGTTTCCGAAGCTCCAACTACTAATCCCGTTGGCTCTTTGACTCGTTCAGAGTATTTAAATCTAAACCCTGATCGATCGCAGATAAAGTATGCATACTTACCTTTTGCCATTATAACCTAAACGATGGCTTAATCAAAAGACTAGCTCTTTCTTTATCTGCATACATTGCTGATGTTAATTCTTCTTCGTACATCTGCTTTAACATACTGGCTCGTTCTGATGTAATGCCTGGTCTTTTAATAGACATTTTATAAGCTAAACCTGTTGATAAGCATGGTAAGAATCTAAAAGGAACATCAGGATCTTGGTTAGATTTGGTTACATCTTCAACTTTATTAAAGCTAAAGTACGACAAGATTGGTGTACCACTTGACGTTGTAGCATCAGGTGTAGGCCACAAATATAATTCAGCTGCATCTCTTAGTCTGTTAATAGCATACTGTGTTGGTCTACCTGTTTGTGTCTTGTTGGTAATTCTTTGATAAGCTTCCATAGTAATACGTTCTAAAGCTAAGTCAGTATTAGTTGAACCACTGACTGTTCTATGTACAAGTTCAGTTATATCTATGAGTGAAGTTGGTAATGTGTATTTAGCTGTACCGTTTGTAATATCTAATGTAGCAATGTTTTGTTTCCATAGTAATATACCACGGTTCATCCAATCGATAAGGAGAAGATTGAGTGTACGTCGTGCTTCTAGTGGTTCAAACCCTAGAGACTGTTCGCCACCTAACATAGACATAGCTTCTTCAATTACATCAGCTATATCGAGATTAAATGTTGTTGTACCTGAAGTTGCCATATTATTTATCCTTTAAATTTATTTGAGAATGATGGGTTAACTACACCACCTTTATTATAACCTAAATAATTTCTAATTTTTTTTAAATTTGTTGTACCCTCTTTGAATGTTTTAGTTTCATATCCAACCTTTTTACCGTCATACGTCGTAGAATGCACTTTTATTTTTTTACGACCTGCCTTGTCTTCAAGCTCCTCATAACCGTCAATACCTTTTTTTCTAGCTCCTTTAACATCGTCTGTAATATTTTTATAATTACCTAAATTTTTTAAAGCTTTTTTAATTTGATTTGCACTTAATTTTACAAGAGCACCTGCTATTAAAGGATTTGCCATATTATTTCTTCTTCTTTTGTTTTAACATACCCTCAAGTTGTTTAGCTTGAGAAGCATGTAGCTTTGATGCTTTTTTAAGGGCACCTATAATTTTACGTACTTTTTTATTATCCATAATATTTACCTATCGTCGAAGTCAGTTCCAAATGATGCATGTACTTTACCACCATTAAAAAACTTTTCCTTAACTTTATTACCGTCTTTGTCTAAAACACCAGCACCAATAAGTTTGTCCTTTTGAGTTACTTTTCCGTCTCCACTAAGATCTTTTAATTTCATTTCTTTTTTTCCTTTCCCCATTCATATAGGTTATCAAATGTTGTTTCCCAATCCATATAACTATCATGCTGTTCTGCGGAGTGTTCCCACTGTGACGGTACAAAGTCTGGTGGTCCTTCTCCAACTGCCCATAGTGCAGGATTAGTTACACGTACACGATTATTAGGTAAGGCTACTATACAACCTTTATAGGGACCCGATGTTAATTCCAACACATGTGATTGTTTATGTTGTGCTGGATCATCCGATATATAACTGTCGGTATAGTCAACCGTAAACATATACTTACCATTATAGAACTCTCCGGCTATCTTACACAACCACGGACTTGAACTAATTCGA